CCCATAGTAAGCACGGAAGTTCCCCAACACCAAGGAGTCGAAGGCAGGCAATCGAGTTCGGTAGGTAGGCTTTTGACCATATCCAATCACGCCATCCCCCTTGCCATCCAGCTGCACTGAGGCAAGCAGGGTGGAGAGGAGCGGCGTGGCGGGCGCTGCCAAACGAAAGCCGGCCATCTTTTCATAAAACCTATCAATCTTAGGCCTTTGAACGTCATGGACGACAAACATTTTAAACAACGCCCGAGTGAATTTCAGGCCAAAAAGGAAGCGGGGCGCACTTTCGCGTACGTACGGGACCATCCCATAGAATTCCATCCCCATCATGGCTGGATCTCCATAGTTGCAAATGTTGCATTTAAACTCGTATCCCAAGGATGCGGCAATTGCAATCATTTTGGCCTCGTTCAGCACGCCAGTGGAAAGGAAGAACGAATCATCACCGCCGGCCAACACAACATGCTCACCCGGAATATCTTTCAACATAACGGCGGTGATGGCCATGGTCGAAACCGTGGTCAACAAGGACGTCATGTTCATTCCGGTGAACATCTGGCCTGGCGGGATGCACACATCCCGAGTTTCCTCAGCCCGCGTGCGCACAATTAAGGCGCAATCGCGAGCACACGCATGCAACATCTTTTTCACCACAGTGGGAATGGTAACGCCAGGATGCTTTCGCCGGATCATTCCATCCAGCGAAGCTTCCCTTTGAGCGTTATCAAAGGAACGATCGTTGTGGCTCATGTCCCCGTCACCGCAGGTTTTGAAAACCAGCGGCAAATTGGAAACAATTTCCGACAGCTCCAGCGCATTACGGCCTGGGGCCATGATAAAGCGCACGGAGCTATTGGGGCTAAGTTTTAACACTCGGCCGCCGTTCCACAACGATTTTTCCCCTTCAGCCAACGCATTCACATAGGGCCCGCAAATGAGCAATTGCTCATGTGTGGGCACCGTGATAGTGCGCGGCTTCGGGAGAGCCATCTCCTTCCACTTGTAAGTCACAAACTCATTGGCCTTTGGCATGCAATCAAAAGCAAGGTAGGTTTTACCCTCCTTTTGAACATACGCCTTAGGTGAGCCTATGGCAAACAATGCGTGGCGGCACGATTGATACTTCTTCACATACGTGCCCAAAAGTTGCTGCTTGCGCTTAGAAGGAAACCCAGCAATGTATTCCTCCACGGTTTGGACAACAGCCGCGGTCTCGGGCGTGCATTTGTTTAAAACTTGCACTGCTGCCCGATAAGCCGCAAAT